TCTTTGTCAAAAACTTTGCGTTCTTTTACAGATTGCTCTTTAACTTCTTCTGTTTTAGTTTTAGAAGTAGTAGTTGTTTTTCTCATACTTGTTGCCATTTTAAATTCTCCTTTTAATCAATATTTAAAGAGGGGAATTATTTCCCCTCTGATGGTTTGAATTATCAGCCCGAAACAGTCTGAAGATCCCATGTTCCAAAGTACTGAGTAATAACCGTACCAATACCCATACGTCTCTGAACTTCGTATGTCTGACGATCATCCATCGTAGCACCTTTATCAGTTACTTCAAGAACAGTCTCGCCACCATCAACAAACTTAACCGGCTTAATGTCTACAAGAGGCATTACCAGAAGCTTATTGTTATCAACGAGTTTCTGAGTTGTATCATTCTTTGCAAATCTCTGAGGAACCTCTACAAGGATCGTTCCTTCATAATCTGCAAGCATTCCAGAATGAGCAACAGATTCTTTCTGAGAATCAGCTCTCCAGTTGATATCACTAAGAGCATTGAGTTTCTTAAGGGCTGTCTTTGTACCCATGATAACTACAGCGGCATTGTCGTTAGCCATTGATACATCCTCAAGAAGAGTATCAAATGTATCCTTCGTTGCAGCCGTAAGAGCACCAGTCTTATTAAACTGAGCTGTCGGAGGAATCTTAGAACCAGCGTTCATGAATTCCCTATATGTAGCATTCTTGATTTCATCAGTAAATGCTCTAGCAACAGCATCCGTAAACTCAGACCAATTTTTACGTCCAAGAATGAACTCGCGAATAAAAGCACCAACCTTAACAGCATAAACGCTCGTAGGAATGCTTATAGCTCCGCCTTCGTTTAATTTCTGTACTGTACTATATGTTTAACTTATATATTTTCCGATAAAAATTCCCAATGATATCCACCAGCTGTTTTTCTATGACCTTTACAAACTTCTAAAATAGAAGAAGCCGGTTTTAATTCTCGCATTGCTTCCGCAGCACAACTATATATTTTATTAAGTTCTATACATATAACTGGACGTTTATCTCTTTTAGTAGAGACAGTTCCTTTACGTGCCTCGGATATTTTTTTTCTAGCTTCAATAGTATGTGTTTTACCATACATACCATTATTTTCCCCAAGTATTTTTGATTTTATATTTGGATCAGACCATTGTTTTAAAGCGTCTTGTCTGCGTTTTTCTCTTAAATCTGAATTCTCATAATTTTTTTTTAAAGATTCTTTTCTTTTATTATTCCCATACTCAGAAACAAATCCATCTTGTCCGCCTTCTTTAAGATTATATCCATAATTATAATCAAGGACGTTATATAAATTTATATAATAGATTTCTTTTTTGTTTAACTGAGACTGAGGACATTCCTCTAATATATAAAACTTAAAACTATCTTCTCCATATTTATTCCATGCTTTTTGAAGATAATCGTTATCATGAGAATTATGACGTAATTCGCTTTTATGTTTACTCCAACGGTCTTCAATATTAATTGATTGACCTATGTATTTTTTATTTGTATTAATGTTCTCAATACAATAAATACCGCATATTTTATTCTTTCTCATTTTTATCTCTCTTTTTCGGAAAATATTTTATTGGGGCGTTACTCCCAGTTGAGTATTGCTACTCCACAAACTTTCATTTGTGAACAGACCATATCTTCATCCGCTTGGGATGTGCACCACTTCCATTTAAGGGATTTTCACCCACACACTTGTGCCGTACTCCTATTGTTGTATTTCTACAACCGATGGGATGGTCGTTGATCTTTCCCCTATTCGGGGCTTAGAGGCTGATTGCCCATTAAAAAAGAACCAGGGGATTTAACCTCGGTTCCATACAACTAATTTTTTCTACTTTCGTAACCGTCACGCTTATGCATATTTCATCATTACGTTGTGGTTTAGTTGTCTTTAGGGTTTTCCAGCAATTCAATGCATTATTTATTATGCAGCTTTCACTACACAGGCCCTACAGTAATTAAGGTCATGATGGTCACCACTTACATGCTCAACAGTAAGAATAATATCCTTCTGAAGCCAGAACTCATTCTTATCGCCATCTGCAAGATTCTTAACTTCTACAAATGCATCAAAGAACTCATCGTCTTTCCAGCCAGTAGCGATCTTCTCATCGAGGATCTCTTCAATAACCTGGAAGAGTTCAACACCCTTCTGAGTCTTAAGTGCTCTCTGTATTTCTCTCTCTGTAGCCTTATCTGAAAGACCAAGTTCGTTAACACAGAAATTTCTAAGAGTTTCATTAGCATCCATTACAGATATTTCTCTCTCAGACTCAGTATCATAAATTTTACGACCTGCGGAAAGGTCGAACATAAGATTTTTAATTTCGTTAGTCATAATGTTTTCTCCTTTCCTTAATTATGCAAGTTTCTTACCGCTAAGAGTTACAGTAGCACCAATAGTAGGAGCTGCTACAAAACCAGCCTCAGAAATCTCAAGAACATCACCAACTGCAAGCTCATATGCACGAACTACATCGCCAGCTGCATTGTAGAAGTTAGACTCTTTCTTGAAAGAATTTGTCCAATCCTCTTCAATGATCGGCACATTATAAACGAAAAGAGCATCGCCGGGATCAACTACTTCTACGTAGTAATTTCCATTTGCAGCCTTCTCACGTACAATACCTTCAAAAGTGGTAGCAGCCTTATCCGAGTAAAGATCGAGTGACAGCCATTCGTCGCGATTAATAAACGAGCAATTATCCGTATCTTCGGATACTTGCACATTATAAATGTGTCCAGCAATGGCAGATTTAACCTTAGCCGGTGCACCCCAAGTGTGGGATTCAATAGCATACTTTATAGCCATTTAATTTATCCTCCTTATAAATATATAAAAAAGAGATACAGTTTTCTGTATCTCTTTGTTAATTATGTAACTCTCCAGGTTAATCGTGTCCCATCCGGTAAACGACCAGAATATCTGAATTCTCCTTTAAGACATTTGCAAATACTTTTAGCATTTGTTTTTCTTTGGGCTTCCGATATAGAAACAAATAATTCGCCTGTTTCGTTACATATTACTTGACAACCTTTAGTTTTTTGTAACTTTTTATTCGATGCTAATCTAATTGTTTTTAATAAATCTTCATAACTATCGTTTATTAAACCTATTTCACATCCGCATTTTAAGTACCTTCGAATACCATCGCGTTTTAACTTAAACATATCTATTAATGTATCATACGAATGTATTCCATTATTCCATGCTGTAGATAGTAGTTTTATAATTGATGTTAAAGATAATTTGTTTATTTTGTTAAAATCAATATTGCTAAAATCAAATATATCATTTAATTTTGAATTATAAATTGAATTAATTATATAATTCATGCGATCTTTAAATTCAATATTTGTATATTTACAATCAATCCTAATAATTACAAATCCATTATTTTCAGCAATTATATCCTTTGATCTATCGATATTAATTTGATCATCTATTGTCTTATTATGAGTATTCATACATCCGTGACCGTAATAGCCATCCATTTCGATTAAATATTTAACTCCGTTAAATATAAACATAAAATCATATCTATAAGAATAAGGCTTTATTTTATATTCTGGAGTAAAATCTATGTTTAATTCTTTTAAAAGATTACTCATAAATTTATTAGGATAAGAAAGCCCGTCGCTACAATACTGACAACTTAATCCTTTCATGGAAATATCTTTAATTACTTTCGATAAAACATTACCACAATCAGGACATATAAAGTCTACCCGTTTCTCACTAAATTCTTTGTATTGATATCCTAATTTAGGATCTTTTAATAATTTAGCAATATCTGGGCGTGTCGTCCATAAATCATTAATGCCTTTGATACATTTAGCAGAAGATTTATTGCAAGCAGGGCACAATACATTTCTATAAAAAAAGTTATTTGGTGCCTTACTAAAAATATAGCCACAATTATTACATCTAACATCAACTGGCACGTTCCATTTTTGATACTTACCAATTAAACTAAACTTATTACCATATCTTTTAAACATTCTTTGTTGATATTCTTCTTGTGTTACAGTTTTACTCATATTTATCTCCTCATATATATGTTGAGGATAGGATAGACCAATGTCTATAATTCCATTTAAAAAGCCACAGCTTTCCCTATATGTATTATAACACAAATAATTAATTTAGTCAAGTATCAATTATCTACTAAACAGATCACCGTATCTGCCAGTTTTCTTTTTATTTTCAATAATTGGAATAGGTCTTACTGACCTATGTTCTTTATCATCTTCTGTAGAGAATTTAAGTGAGCCAGATTCAGCATATGAAAGAAGTATTTCATCTGCTTTCTTAGTTACATCTTCTACTGAAAGATCAAAATGATTATTTACAAGCTCGTCAAACTCTTCAGTTCCCGCAACATAGCTATACTTTGTAGAATTAAGTATTTCCATCTTGTTAGGCTCCGACTCATACTTTTCAAGCAGTTCAGCCTTTTCAGCATAAGTAGTCTGGAGTTCAGCATAATCAGCTTTCATCTTTTCAAGAGCATTTATTTCATCCTGTGTAAGATATTTAGCAAAGATTTCAACTCTATCACCAACAAGCTGATAAGTATCTTTCTTCATCTTATAGGATTGTCTGTATGCTTTTCCGGTAAACCAACCATACATCTCAACAATCTTATCATCTTCGTAAACTTCTACGTCATAACAATCGCCATCAATTTCACCATAAGTTTCATTTACAAGCGAATACATTGCATAAAGTTTGTCAGTAAGACCAACAGAGAATTCCTTATTAACTTCACCGTCCGTCATTGAGAATTTAATAGAATGCTCTTCAGCTACCGTCTCTTCAACGTTAACTTCCATATTTTCTTCCACTTCTTCAGGAGTTGCTTCAGCGTCATCAGTTGATTCAAGAACAACTTCAGCTACTTCTTCTTCAGTGGATTCTTCAACCACTTCTTCAGTCATTTCTTCCTGAATAGTAGTCTCTTCTGCGTTTTCCATTAATTCAACATCTGCCACTGGATCATCTTCCTCCTTTCTTGAAGTATTTTGTATGGATTCAAACTTTGCAATTAACTCTGTGAGTTGATTAGAAATCTGATCCAATTTATCTGAATCAGTGTTGTCCGCACTGAAATCAGCAAGAGTAATATTACTTCCGGGCATAGCAGGCTTTACTTTATTACCGTCCTCGTCATAACCAAGGATAGAGCATCCCGAATAGTAAAAATCTTCAAGAACAAGTTTTTTGTCCTTTGCTGAATATGAAAGCGATCTAATAGATAATTCTACTGAAACATCACATTTTTGATCTCGTTCAAGTATGTATGCAGCTTTAGAATATTCTTCCCAAATATAACCATTAGCTACTGCATAATCCTTATCATATTCATCGTCGTGTTCAATATGAGCTTCCTCAGCAATTACGCCTACTGGTTGCTCATCATAAACAAGTTCACCTTCATCATCTACATGCATATTATGACCATAGAATTGTGGCTCTCCATCTACGTCATGAATATATGCAAGGAGAGGGCGGTATTTAGAAGAGGAGAGAGCATTCTCTTGTGCTTTCATCTCTATTCTAGAACCGTTAAGATTATCTCCAATGAAATTAAGCTGAACTCTTGTGGGATACAATCCCTCCATAGCGTCTGATTTTGAAAAGCTTAATTTACCATCAACTTGAACAGTTATAGGTTCTCCGGTTTTTTCATAATTGAATTTTTGAGTTTTGCCTTGCGTTGAATAGTAGTTATATAAATCAGACAATGTCATCAAACGCTTTTTCATTGTCATTCCCCTTTATAAAAAATTAAGTTTATTTGTATAAAATATTTCATTACGAACATCATCAGAAAATTTTGCATTTCCATCATTAATGAAAATATAAAAATCACCTTCTTTATTTAAGAAGGTGAAATTATTTTTAAGTAATAACTCCTTTGTATTATCATCTCGAGTTCGTATAAAAAACTGCTCCATTATTATCACCTATTACGATTTCTTTCTCCGCTATCAGTTAAATCTTTTGGATCTTTTTCAGGCGCTCCCTGACCTATTTCGGGTGTATATCCATCTTCGGTTAATCCGTTTCCGCTAGAAGTAAAAGAAGAGGAAAGTGGATAAATCATTTTGTCTTGAAGTTTAAGTATTTCTGTCTCCAGATATATACTTGCAAGTTGTTCACGTTCAGATACTCCAAGAAGAGTTCCATATGCAAGCCTATTACTATATCCATATTGTGCAGATACCAACATTTTCTCAGCTAATTCATCTTTAGTATAAGTTGATACTGGGAAATATGTTACCTTCGCAGGCTTGCTTAACATGTATGATAGTTGAAGATTACAAAAGCCTTCAATCTGTGGTAGAAGAGGAGATATAGCAAATTCCGTCTCTGACTTAAGCCATGCATTGAATGCCGCAGTAGATGTAATCTTTGAAGAGTTTATTACAGCTCCTCCACCAGCAGTTTGTAATATTTGATTAGAAGCAGTTTCAACAGAGTTAACTTCTTTATCATTCGTATTATCAAAATCAATTACTTCAAGCTTATCACCTGGTACAATTCCGGCTGCAACATTACTAGGTATTGCTGCTAATAACCTAGAAAAATAATCCGCTGCTATATCAGGAGATACTTGAAAATCGTCAGATTCTTTAGTGCTTGTTAAAACCTTAAGTGGCATATAAATAAGTTTATAAATAGATAAAGCGTCGGCCTCTGCTTGTATATCTACTAAATCTTCAAGCGATGCTATTTGTAAGAACAATGGAACAAACGGAGGAACAATTAAATTTGCAAGATCTGTTCTGAATTTAAAACATACCGCATGTTCTCCCGGACAATGTATATATTTTGTATGAGTTGTTTCATATTCTCTATACATGCTTACGAGGGGTTCACCTATGAAATCAATTATTTTTTGTTTCTTAGTTGAAGTCCATTTACTCATATCTATAGAAAAAGAATAATTTCCGGTATAATATTTACCATCAATAAGACATTCATCAGGATCTAATCTATAAAAGAATGATCCTGTCTCATCTTTAAATATCAGTCCAAAATATACATCTTCTATAAATACATTAATTAATGCCTCAAGCATATTATTTTGAAGATTTAATATGTCTAAGGCATCTAAAGTATCATTATAAGATTTCAAAAACTTCTTAGGATCGGGATCCTTAATTAAACTATATTCAGGAGTTATCTTTCGTGCATTTAATTCAAACATATTTGCATACCAATTAACAAGTCTATAAAATATGTTTGATCTATAATACAGATATCTCGCAGTTTTTCTAAGGTTTTTTTCATTAGCACCTATACTTCTAAACCAAGATCTAAGTTCTTCTTTATCAATAGTTTGAACATTTGGAGGCGTAACTACTTGTGTTACGTCGCGAAGTATTTCAGCACCATCTTTTGCTTTGGTATATTTTTCTATTTGTATTTTATTCTTTTCAAACCATTCTCGCATTTCAGCAACTGAATGTTTTGGAGTGCCATTATTAGCACTGGAATTATTAGCCATATGGCAACCTCCTTATATTTTTACATCAATATATTGCCCCCTTTTTTCGGCTCTATATTTAAATTCCTCTTTATTCTTTTTTACTACTGGAGTTTTTTTAAGTGTTTTAATCCCCATAACCCTAGAGAAGGAGACATTACCGTTATAAGCTTCTATTTTCATAATGCCTCCTTTCTCGGCAAAATACCTACCATGGTACGCTTCGGAAGCTTCGAGAGGCGCAGTAGGTTCATAAATATCCTGCTCTACAAGCAGGCCGAATAGTAAACATATCTAAGATATTAGTATTTGAATTTTTCGGTTTAAGTTTTTTGCTTAATTCCTGAATTACATAATATCCATAACCAAGAGAAGAATATCTATCCTTCCTCATCCCCGATTTTTCTTTAACTTTAATTAATCCGTTTGATGTATCATGAGTAAGATTAATTAATTCGTTTATAAGAAAGGACGTTTGGACATAAGGTAATTTCATTTTAGCTTGCTGTTCTTCCGATAGAGATTTATATCCTCTAATCTTGTTTAACTTCTCGCTAACACTACTATCGTCTATAAGTAAATTTATATAACCATTTTGAAATCCAGATCTCAAAGATAAAACCATGTCATTATTAAATTTACTATTTGCTTTAATTGCGTATATAACCTTAGGAGATCCTTTAACTTTGCATCTTTCCGACATTTCAGGATTATCTACACAATCAAGACAAGGATATGAAATTCCATATAAAGGATCATATCTATCTCCGCCGATACAATAATCTACTAATGATTGACCTACGCCATTCGCATCAATTGCTATATAGTCACATTCATATTGATAAAAATATCTCATAATTAACAACCCTAATTCTTCTGTTGTTAGTCCTTCTTTTGTATCAATATAAAAGACGTTATCTAAATATTGATGGGACGGTGTTGGCACAGCTTGATGTACAATAAGCGCACTAGCATCATTATCATGTTTTCTAGATGCAAGCAGTGCTATATCTACAGATAATATGCGTACTTCGCCTTTTTGCTTTTCAGGCATTTTAATAATATTATTTCTGTAATATTCTAAATCAAATAAAGAATTTTCTAATACTCTTTGCTTGTTAATTACTTTAAAATCAAAAAGCGCATCTGTGGCACTTCCGTAAAATAATCCCATTCTTTCCATCATAAAGCTAATATCTGAAAATGTAGCCTCTGACATTTCATTTTCTATTGCTTGCCTCATTAAAAGACCTTCTTTAATGGAAAGCATATATGGAAGATCGCATACAAAATATTTAAGTCGCGGATCAAGCATATTTGCTGTATATGCTTTAACTTTGTCATACATTTCAGACGCTGCAAAAAAAGCTGAACTTAAATACATTTCTTTGTTCATTTCTTTTAAATGAGCATATTCAGGTTTATTAAGATACCCAGGTTGTCTTGGAGTACCATTCATAGGTCTAAGAATCGTATCAACTATCTTTTGTGGGACAAGTCTTGACTCGTCTATAATGAGAATATTTGACCTGGCACCTCTGCTGGATTCACCAGCCACAACAACTCTTATCCAAGATCCATTTTTAAAATATACAAAACAATCATTTTGACCAGTGCTTGTTCTATTTATTTCATTCCTTAATAGACCTGATTTTTGCATAAAATCATCAGTAATTTTTAACACTATTTCTTTGCCCTGTTTAAATGTATATGAGCAACATATTATTTTTGTGCCCGGATAAAGGATACATCTAACAACAGAAAATAATGCAACTAAATATGTTTTGCCTAATGATCTTGCTGCCACAAAATAAAATGCATCATAATGCATCATTGCCCATATTATTATTTTCTGGAATAATTTTAATTTAATACCTAAAAATTCATCTACAAAACGTTGTGGGTTTGCCCTATAATATGAACATCTTTCTGCGATAATATTCATTATGACATTAGTTTTATCCTGCGCTATTTCTACGTCTGATAAATTTTTAGCCATAATTAATCACCACCTTCAGAACCAAATAGGCGGTCATATATTTCGTCTGCATTTCCTTCATCAGAATATTCAGGTTTACTTACTGTATATTTTTCTATTTCTTCCTCGTACTCTTTTGTATAAACATTTGCTTTTAAACCTAATGCTTTACTAAGCCATCCAGTAAACCAAATTCTTATATATTTTCCAATTCCATCAACATCCTTAAACTCTTCAGTAGGCTCAGGAATAGGCTTTTCTGTTTCCCAACGTTCAATAAGCTGCCCGAATGTAAGACTATCAGTAGCTGCATTAGAAACATTTTGTTTAGGCTGAAGATTAGCACTATTCATAAGTTTATCTAATGAATCGATTTTTTTGCTAACATCTCTACCATTTTTTCGGTCTTTATCTATATCTAAAAGTTGTAAACATATTTGCGTTATGTATGTTTCCTGAGATTTAGAATCGACTTGAGTTCTAGCTTGCCAATCATCATATTGATTCATAAGGAAAGTGTAGTCTTCATTAGAAAATCCCAATCCAAAAATTTTCTTACCGGCTTTTACAGCCTTCATTGTTACTTTTCCTTCTTCCTCAGTGCTTTTAATATACTCAGCATCAAATTCACTATTTTCAAAAGTCATTTTCCTATATTGCGGTAAACTCTTAATCATAGTAACCATATGTTGAAAAGCAGTACGACGATTTTTTTCGCCTTCTTCTACCTGTGTAGAAGTAAGAGCAGATTTATATAAAGGG